CACCTGTCTTTCTGAATTGTACCTCTGCTGTATCCATAATGTTGCTTGTGTTGTTTATATCAAGCAGTAGGACACCAAGGGTCTTACCTTTAACTCTCCTGAGTTCAGTACTGATGTTTATGCCAAGTTCAGGGACTGTGAAAGGAGACAACAAAGTAGTATTATCTCTTTCGTAGACTATACCATCGTCAACCTCATCAAAGACACTAGATGAAATCTCCCTAAGCACCATGTTCACTTGTAAGTCGTACTCGTCCACAGAGGCAAAGTTCCAAGACATAACCTCAAACTCTTTGTTAGTCCAACCAAGTCTAGTGTTAGTTAGGGTTATGTTGTCACCTGTCTGTACTTGGAAAGCCCTAAGACCAAAGGACGCCTCAACAGTAAGCTGCTGCCTATTCCTTTCTAGGACTATCCTAGCTATTCTTCTAGCCTCTATAGAGTTGTCAGTAAAAGTAAGGTCTAGGTCTAGTGAAGATTCTTGACCACCATCAGCAGTAACAAAGGCAGCATTAGTTACAGGTGGGAAGTCTGTTACTTGCCAATTACTTTCGTCACCTCTAAACGTACCATTAACATTGTTGAAGTTGTCCCTACGGGAGTTCCTAGTAGCTAGGCTTATTCCTGACCTAAGATCGTTCTCATCAAAGTTAACTGAAGCAGCAGTCCACGCAGCGGCTTTAACCTTCCATGCACCTTGGTTATACCACAGGGTAGCACCCATAGAAGTTATGGCATCTTGCAAGAAGTCTACAGGTGTAGACCCCGTAGTGAAAGCACCATTCATTGTGTAACGTGTTGTACCAGCATCTGTGTTAGTCTGGTCACAGATATTAGCAGCAGTAGTAAAAGTTGTGTCATCTATGTTGGCAGAGGCTTCTCCCAAGCCATAACCAGTACTCGCAAGATAGTCTCTTATGCACAGTGCAGGATTATCAGACCAAACAGTTGTTGTGGTTCTTGGGTCGTATACTTTCTTACCTTTTATCACAGAAGTAATCTCAGGGACACCATTAGGGAAAGCATCTGCATCGTATGTAAACTTACAGTACAAATAAGCAATACCACGAAGTCTATGGTTCCCTGTCCAACCAGACACAGCACTAACTAAACTACTGTCGGCAGCTTGATCTGCTGTACCTAAGTGTTCTTTGATTGTTACTAGGCCACTGTAACGACTAGGAGAGGTAACATTACCACTACCGTCTATAGTTGCTACTTCATCATTAATGTATATCTGCTCAAAAGACTCTATCTCATGTCCAGCAAAGGCTAACACTCTGTGTAGTCGTATATTGTCTGCACCTGTAGTAGCATCAAACACCCGTACTGGGCCAACTCTCATTTTACCATATATAACTTGATGGTCTAATGCAGCCCCTGTCTGTGTTACGTTATAACCCCTATTACTCTTATTACCCCCACCAAATGTAGGTGCAGTAGGGGTCGGAGCCAAGGACCTCATAATTAGGCTTGTAACAACAGACATAACTACATAACGAAATACTGCCGACTGAATTACAACACCAGCGGCGGCTGTAAAACCCCCTACAGCATAAGCAGCACTTACAACAGCCATTAAGAGTGACCCCCTATGTACTTAGAGTAAAGTTTTTCTGTAGGCGTAAAGCCCAGCCTCTCAAGTATTATGTCAAACGGGCTGTGTACCTTAGTATTCATAACCATAACTGATACCCCATCTTTCTTTAGATACTTTTCTGCAAACTTTATTAACTTAACACCTGTCATACCTTTACGGTAATCTGGATGGAGGTATATTATGTCATTAGAAGCAAACACATGGTCTTTGTAGTGTATGTTGTTGCCAAGCAAGACTACAAGATAACCAACTAGCTTTCCAGAACTTCTGGCGGTAAATATAGTAAGCCTACCTGAATCTTCTAGTAAGTCATAAGCGTCCCAATCTGGGTTTAGCTTAATGCGATCTTTGTTAATGGCTATCTCTTCCCAGTGTCTTTCTATCAAGGGGATACACTCATCCTTAACTTGGCACAGAAACTCTTGCTGAAAACTAACCAACAGACCTCCCCCAGACTATTTCTTTATCTTGTAGGTCTTCTACAAAGTCTAAGCCAAGATCACCAACATATACAGACTTTTGATACGCAGAAGTATATCTAGCAATACGAGGTCTCTCTAGGTCTATTAGCCTATTCTCTACAGTTAACTCAATAGCGGCTTCATCTGCACTTTCAGATATATTCATCTGATCCATGTAACCAGAGAATAACTGTGTTAGCGCAGTTTCATCAGAGGTTATACCAAGGTAGATATTGCACACACGCCCCTGATAAGGCTCTGCAAGGGCTAGAGAAAGTATATCTGTTGTTATACCACTAAAAGTTAGTGTAGCACCCTTAACAGCTAAATCTGAACCCTCTTCTATAGCGGAGATAGCTAGAAGGTTTCCTGTTCCAACCCAAGTATTACCACCGTAGGAAAGGTCTCCTGCGCCTGTCCAGAACCTAAGTTCGTTAGGACTATCAAAGAGTAGTTCTACAGCAAAGAAAGGGTTAATGACATCATCGTCTAGGGCATTAAGTACTACCGAGGGGATAGTTCTACTCATTATACAATTACCTCTACAGCCTCAAAGGAGATACCATAGGTACTAGAGTTACCTATCTGCCAATCCTGTACGTTACTTGTTAGCCTAAAGACACCCTTAGCGTTGTCTACAACTACAGCAGCACTAGAATAGGTAGCTTTAAGATTAGGCCATATATCCACTGATCCTGTAGTAGAAATATCTGCTAAGACCTTGTGTAGCCTAGCTGTAGATGAGGCACCTAGTTGTATGTAGTCACCAGCTTTAAGTGTTCCACCATTACTAAGAGTTAAAGTAACAGAGGAAGCACCAGCAGTACCCGTTGCTACTATGTCACCATCTTCTGCTGTACCTCTAGCGGCTACACAGTTAGGATCACCTAAGAGGAAAGTATTAACTGGCCCCTGTAGCGACAACAAGAAGGCTACCCAAGGCTCACCTAAGTCTCTCCTGACAGGTGGTATGGTAACTGAGGCTTTCCATGCTTGACCTGTGTGTTGTACTATCTGTTGTTTATAAGTAAAGGGAGACTCAGAAGTGGCAACAGCGTTCATAGCACTAAGAGTTATTTGTGCAAAGCCTATATCAGTTGGTGCAGTCTTTAGTGCCATGAGGTTTCCTTACCCAAACGCTTGTTTCATTTGACCACCCCTGCGACGATCATCTAGTATTTGCTTCTTAGTCATGTTAGCGATAGCTGGGGCTTGCTGTGCTATAATCTTCTTAACACTCTCGTCACCATTAGCGGTAAAGTTAAAGTTCTGATGAATAATAACGTCACCAGAGCCACCCTCTGCCTGTACACCTAGCTTACCGTTCTTACCTCTTTTCAAAGGCATGATAGCTTCTGGGCCAGCTTCTCCCATTAGACCTGTACGACCATCATTCATAGGGAAGTAAGTGGGGCCACCTACGACACCACCATCAGCATATGGTACTAAGTTTCCATTGCTAAACACATTGCCGTTAGCACTAGCGGAAGCATTAAAGCCCATAAAGCTATCTATACCACCACTAATCATACCTGTGATCTGTTTTACAACATAAATACGGTACAGTTCTTTAATGATATCGTTAGCCATGTCTCTAAAGGCATCTTTAACGGACTTAGTACCGTCTACCATAGACATTAAGGCATTGCCCATTTCATTAGCTATAGTGTCAGCTACTTCCTTCTGTACCTCTCTCTGTTCTTCAAAGACTTTAGTCCTTCTCTCTTCTTCCGCTACAAGTGCAGATAGAGACCTTAGTTGACTTTCTTTAGCCTTAATGTCAGCGTCTTGGTTCTGGAACTTAAGTTGCATATAGACTTCTTGTTCTCTACGTGCATCACCCTCTAAGCCAAACAAAGCCTTACTTAACTCTATCTGTCTTTCCAGAGCCTTGATTGGGCCTTCCATAGTTGTTGGTTTTGGGCCTTTTGGACCTTCTTTGTCCCTTTCCTTTTGCCCTCTACCAATCTGGTTTTGCCAAGCAAGCATGATGTTGTTAAAGTAGTTTAGTTCTTTAGCCTCGTCTTGGATCATTTGAAGTCTAGCTTCGTGGG